TGAAGAATGGGATGAATTTTAGAGTAACTTAATAAGATGAAATAAATTAAAGCATATCATTTTTTGGTATGCTTTAAAAATACAAATAAAAATATAGGAAAGAAGAGGAAATAAATGGAAAAAAATATTAGGAAAGAAGGAGATTATATAATATCAGAAGATGTTCTTGGAACATCATATAAACACCCATCATTTGGAATGTTATCATTCAATCGTACTCATGGCGGGCATAGCAATTTATTTGGCAGTAGCATTCAGCATAACGATACAATCCATATGGTATTAAAGGAAGGTGTGGTTATAAGGGGACTCAATGATGATAGGTATGTTGGAGAAGATGAGATTCTGGAAGTAGAAATGTCGCAATCACAATTTGCGGAATTAATTACTTCTATGAATGTTGGAACAGGTATTCCATGTACTATTAAATATTTACGTGGTAAAGGACGTATTAACGAAGCGGATTTTATCAATAAAAGACAGCAGATAACAAATGAATTTAAAGAGTCTATGAACGAGCGTATGAGCGATGCAAAAGAATTTTATGATGAAGTCAAGGAGCTTTTTACTACGAAGAAATCTATTGGAAAAGGCGATCGAGAAATGATCCTGAGAAGACTTGCCAACGTGACTCAATGTATTGAATCTAGTTCAAAATTTATCTTTGATCAATTCCAAAATCAGATAGACAAAACAATTACAGAAGCTAAAGGAGAAATCGAGGCTTTTGCACAGAATAAAATTAATGCAATAGCCCAACAAGCTCTTGTAGAACAGAAAGAAGATATTTTAAAATTAGAGAATCCTGTTGATGTAAATCATATGGAACTTGATGAAGAATAAAACGAAAATTTGATAGGTGGTTAATATATGCGAAAAAAAATCAAATGTCCTCATTGTGGAAGTGAGTCAGGTTTAGAGCACAGAATTTATATGAAAGGATACGATTTATATACAGGCAATGGAGAGCTGGAAGAAGAAGGTGTTACAGAGTACAACTATAGAAAGACTATGACTTGTAGAAACTGTGGGAAACGTGTTATGACTTATGAAGAGTTTAAACGTGATTATTATGTTGACGAATAATAAATATATGTAGGTATTAAAGGAGAATTTTATCTCCATATATAGAGGGGAGTGATGCCATGAGTAACACAGGATGGATCAAACTCCATCGGAAAATTACAGATCATTGGCTATGGGAAGACAAACCATTTGCCAGAGGACAAGCAATGATTGACTTACTTATTCTCGAAGGTTATAATAATCAACCTAAGTATATTGATGGAAACTTAGAAACAGTCGAGCGAGGATCGATGGTTACTTCGATCAGAAGATTGTGTGATCGATGGGGGTGGAGTAATTCAAAGGTTATCAAATTTTTAAAGACACTGGAAAACGACAGTATCATACATGTAAAAAGCGACACTAAAAAGACGGTCATAACCATAGTAAATTACAGTGTTTATCAAGGTTTTGTAGACGAACAAGCTACACAGAAACGACACCAAAACGACGCAGAAGCGACACATAAAAAGAAAGTAAAGAATAATAATAAATATAATAATAATAATATAAAGCGATTCACACCGCCTGATTGCGAGCAAGTCTCCAGATATTGTCAACAAAGAAACAATGGGATTGATCCAGAAGAGTTTGTGGATTATTACACAGCCAAAGATTGGATGATGGGCAATAGCAAGATGCAAGACTGGAAGGCAGCAGTACGAAACTGGGAACGAAATCAGGCTAAGAAGAACGCTAAACAAAAGCCAAAGGTAACGAACCTTGCACACTTGGAATGTGATCGTGATTATGATTTTGGTGCGTTGGAAAGACAGTTGTTTGAGAAGCAGATGACAGGATAAGTTTGACGAAAGGATGGAAAAATGTCAGAAAATATTTATATTCACTACGGAAGTGATAAGTTTGAGAAAGAGTTGTTTATGTCAATTGTGAACAGAAACATGATTAACAAACCATTTGGAGGTTTATGGGCATCGGATATAAAGGCGGATCAGCCGTGGGAGAAATGGTGTATTGATAATGATTTTAGAATTGATAAACTAGACAAAAACTTTAAATTTACATTGGATGATTCGGCAAATATTGTTGAATGGACAGCGAAAGCCGATTTAAAGCAGGTTCCAACGCAAGATCTATCGGGATATCTCCCAGAATATTTATTTGATACAATGGGCGTTGTGCCAGATTTTGAGAAGATGGTCGAAGATGGAGTTGATGCAATTAAGCTTAATTTATCCAAAGGTGATTATGAGTTATATTATGAGCTTTACGGTTGGGATTGTGATAGTATTCTGATCATGAATCCTGATATTATTAGACCATTGTAGAAATTGAATAACAGAATGAGATTGAGAAGCTTATGGCTTCTTTTTATTTTGCCTAAATTTAGAGAATAGGAGTAAGAATTATGGAATTAATCGAAGTAGAAATTAGACCAGAAGTACGTGAACAGTGCAATAATTAGAGAGGAGATTGGAACAATGAAATTATACGGAACAGTGAATACAGAGGTTGATGTGAGTAAATATAATATATTAATAGCTGCGGCTCAAATACTATACGATGGACATCTATATGATAGTTGGGGAATTCATACAGAGTTATTGGAGTCAGATCATAGAGAAAATAACACTGGTAAAAGAGCATTATTTAAGGTTGAAGATATATCATATCATGGTTCCCCAGTATGGAAATATACATTGATTACTGACGATGAAAATGCAATAAATGATTTTCTGTTGGCACAGGAAATAGAAAAAGTAATTAAGAGAGTGTAAGAATAATTAAGAGAGGAGAGATTATCATGGCAGCAACACAGTTTGAAGTTATTAAAACAGCAAACAATAATAACGCAGAAGAACCTGAAGCAAAGATCAAAAGACGTAAGGACGGAAATCCTAAATGGACTCGATCTAATAAACAAAAAGGCGTATCATCTTTAGTGTATCCAATTAAGAACAAAGAAAAATTTGCAGCCTTTAATGCATATTTTAGAGACCAGATTGATAAATCGTACACAGAGTACAAACGATATGTAGCTGCCAGAAACAATCTTTTGGTTGCAGTTGGAAACAATACAGCATATCGTATCTCTGATATCGTCAGACTCAAATGGGGCGATTTATTAGACGATAAGACTCGTAAGCAGGAAAAGAAAACAAAGAAATTCAGAACTGTATACTTTAACGATTTGGTAACTGAAGCAGTGGATATTTTCTTTGAAGCTGTTGCAGGAACTAAATATGATGTCAAGATTGATGGCGAAGTGCCAATGGATGATTATGTTTTTGGAACATGTAAGTCTGGATCAGGACACATGACTGAAGCAAATGCTTTGGATTTTGTTAAAAAAGGTGCTAAAGCAGTTGGAATTGAGGACAATATTGGTACGCATACATTACGAAAGAACTTTGTGTATTGGACACTTGTCGATCATAAAGATGATCAGAACGTATTGTATACACTTATGAGATTATTGAATCATAGTAGCCCTGCAATGACGTTTTTATATGCTACAATTACAGAAGAGGAAACTCATGTGTTATTTGATGATATTGCTCAGACGTACAAGGATATTATCAGCGGAGCATTTAACGGATTAAAGGAAAATGTTATTAATGTGAGTTATGATAGAGTTATGGAGATTATCAAGTGTGCTTATGAGACTGGTAAGGATGATGCAGATCAAAATGATAGGGTACATGAGGACAATATGCAGGCACTAAAAGAGCTGCTGGAAGGAGTTATTTTATGATATTTGTAACAGGAGATACGCATGGGGATTGGATGACTCGATTAAACAGTCATTCTTTCCCAGAAGGAGTAGAGTTGACTAAAGATGATTACGTGATCATTTGCGGAGATTTTGGATTGTGGCATGACACAAAAGAAGAACGACATAATCTGGAATGGTTGGACAACAAACCATTTACTACTTTGTTTGTATGTGGGAACCATGAAAATTATGATCGGCTGTACGAATATCCTGTAGAAGAATGGAATGGAGGAAAGATTCATAAGATTCGTGATTCTACCTTCCATCTCATGCGAGGACAGGTATTTGATATTCAAGGCAAGAAATTCTTTACGTTTGGCGGAGCAAGTTCCCATGATGTTCAGGATGGAATTTTAAAACAAGACGATCCAAGAATTAATGAATGGTACAGAGATTACGACAAAATGTTTAGGATCAATCATACGTCATGGTGGAAAGAAGAGCTTCCTTCAGAGGAGGAAATGACAGAAGGTATGATGAATCTGAAGCAGAATGGATTGCAAGTGGATTATATAATTACACATAGTCCATACGCATCTGTATTATGTCAAATGGATCAAGGATCAGGAGTGTATAAAACAGATATATTGACGGATTATTTGCAAGAGATTAAAGAATCTGTTGAATATAAAAAGTGGTTCTTTGGACATATGCATGTGAACCAGAACTTTCCAGGAGATAATGCGATTGCAATTTACGAACAAATTATTAGGATTTTATAGGAGAATTTTGTATGAAGATAAATACGATTAGACAAAATAAGGAAGAAAAGAAAGCAAACCAGAATCTTATGTGGATTTCAGCAGAGATTCCACCACTAAAACCAGATAACGCATCACGTTATATGAGATATAAAACATATCCTGTAATCGTGGATTACAAATATAATGATGGATGTGTAGACGAAGTGCTTGATTTCTGTGACTATGATTTTGAAGAAAAGAAATGGAAACTGGATAATTCTCATAAAGTTAGACAGTATTTCCCACTTCCAAGTAAGCACAAAGTAAAGTGTTCGAACAAAAAGAGAACATTTGTTCGAAAAATATCTTGATTTTGTTCTATGGTAGCATTATAATAAGAAATGTAGAGATTCTTTGTTCACAATAAAAATTAACTTTCTTTCTTGCACCTATTGACAGGGTGCAAACAGTATGGTATATTTAATTCATGAAAATAAAAAATGCAACTGGGGAAAGTTGAGGGACGTAAAAATGAACGGATATACTAACAAAGAAAGAAAAGGAAACGATAACAGAAAAAGAAAAGACTATGTATATGGCAAATATCAAAATCCTCAAGTTTGGGGAATATATTTTGCAGATTTGCCGAAAATTGAAGGTAGTCACATCTTGCATGGAAAAAGACCAGTTATTGTATATTCTAATAATATTTGTAACAATACGAGTACAGAGATTAACGTGTATCCAATTACAAAAAAATTAAGGAACTGGATACCGACACATGTAACCATTTATCCAAATACCAGTAATGGATTAAAAATGGTATCACAGGTGTATTTAGAGCAAGGAAGAACAATTCCAAAGAATAATCTTTTAGAGTATTGGGGAAGAATATCTGATCTATCTTTAATGTTAAAAATAGGACATGGCATTTTAATACAAAACGGCATGTTATCGTACATGAATGCAATGGCATCCTAGAAATGGAGAATATTATGAATAATAAAGAATTGATACAAAATTATATAGATTCTCACGTATCAGAATCACGTCGCCCAACATGGAATTGGTTATTAGATTCTGATATTGCGGACGACAATGAATCTGGGTTAACGTATGCACCAGGTACAATCCAAGAGGCTATATTATCAGATACTAGAGGTAAAAAAACCAAAAGTATGAATTCTATTAAAAAAAGATATGACCAGCTCGTTAAACTATATACTTATGCATATGAACAAAATTACATTAAATATAATCCATTTGTTAATGATAAATTTATAAACTTGCAATTAGCAGTTGATATATATTTTTCAAATAGAGTTAATGTTAATTATGTTACACCAGATAAAATAAATGCGTTTATTTCGAATCTGATGTCGTGCAATGCATCAGCCGATACCAAATTGAATACTAGATTTCACATTGTGAGTTTATATAATGGGATAAATGGAAAGGAGTTAAGAAATCTAAAATTCTCAGATATTAATCAAAATGATTTAACAATTTTTGGGAAACCAGTCTCCAAAGATTTTATCGAGACATTGAATGAATATAAATTGAAAATGGGAGATACGAATATATATGATGATTTTGTATTAATACCACGAAAAAAATGTAATAATATAGAAGAATATCAAGCAGAGCAAAAGAGGATATATAATAATGTGCAGTCTCAATTAGAATTAACTGGTAACACTTTATCTTATGAAAAATTGACAACCATTGATGTTATTAATTCTGGTTTTATACAATATTTAAAATCTAAAATGGATATCAAGGCAATTGCAGATTTATATTATATTAAATCAAAAGAAGGAATCGCACGATCTGTAATCGCACGTCAATTTAGTGATATTGCAATTGATTTTTATTATAATTATTATATATCATATAGAATAAAAAAGAAACAATTTAGCGATCGTCAAACGGTAATCGGTAAAAGTATTGGTTACCTATATAAAGACGAGGACTATAAGAATTATCGTGCACATCAAATAATGGCAGAATAAAGGAAGGTATATGTATGGACAATCAAATATTAGAAATGTTAGCAGCGAATCAATCAAATCAAATGCATATTGATGTACTTGATTTACACTCATCAGAAATGTCATCGTGGTTTCTGAGCGAATATAAGATTCGAGCAGATGATAGAAAGATGAAGATCTATGGCAAAGATAAAGATCTTTCATATCATTGGATCGAATTTATTCAAGATGAGAATTTGTTCTCTCATATTAGGCAGGACGACATATTTGACATAATCAAATGCCTGCAATTTACATACAAAGAGAGATACAATGTTGGCATAAAAATACAGACAATAAAAAAGAAAGCAGAAGTCTTTGGTAAAACTTCTACTTTCACACAAACTAAAAATTTCAACTAAACAAATCATAGATAACAAAAAAAGATTTTTTGAATCTACCGTGTTGGCAGCACGATAGAAAATCGAATTTGATATTTAGAATTGTTTAATCTGAAAGGATAATAATATCCTTTAAATCATTATAACAATTCTAAACATGTTCGTCAACATGAAATTTTTTCCAAAAAATACAACTAAATATAGGAGTGATGTATGAAATACATAATTACGAATGAAGAGTTCTATGTGAAAAGAGATCATGCAAGAAATAAATACGTTCGTGATAATCGTAAGTCTGAAGCTACTCAGTTTACCTCCAAGCAAGCAAAGCACATTTTAGGTTTGAAGCATAAATATACGTGGATGAAAGACGGATTTTATGCCAGAGAAATTGAGCTAGGTAAAGTTGGAAAACCCATGGAATCTAGCGAAATAATGCGTAAAGGTAATGGAAATTGCTTTATGGACTGGGAATGTGATAATACATTGATCGACAACATAGAGACTGAGGAAAGAGCTATAGTAGGGCTTTTAGCATATGACTCAGATCAATTAGGAGAAAAGAAGTTTGAGTTAGAACAGGCATTATCATATGCCGATTCTGCCAGAAGTGATATTCTTCATGCGATTGAGTTTAAAAAGATTGATGCTGCGAAACGTGCAGTGATTGTTGGGTATCTTAAAACCTTACAGGAATTACACAGAAAGATCAAGAATTGTATTCGATACATAGAAGTGATGCAGAATTGCATGGATAATCAGAAAGATATATGTACTTTGAAGAAAGAATTAAAAGATGCAGAACATAAGTCGTATGTCGGTAGAACAAAGTATTATGAGCTGATCCAGAATATAATCGGGTAGAGTTTCTTCCTTATTATATATGATGACTCGCACAGGCATTTGTGCAAAATTAAAATGTAAAATTATAACTTAGGAGGTATTTAATGACAGAAGAAAAGGATATTGCAAATGAAGGATTAAACACATTAGTATTTAGCAATGATGAATTTGGGAATATCCGCACAGCGGTCTTAGATAATAATCCGTGGTTTGTTGGCAAAGATGTTGCTGAATGTTTAGAGTACAAAAATACAAAAGACGCTCTTGCAAGACATGTAGATGCCGAAGACAAACAATTAATCCTAAGGTCGCAAATCACGACCTTAGGAAATGTACCAAACAGAGGACTCACATTTATTAATGAGTCAGGACTTTATGCATTAATCTTTGGAAGTAAGCTTGATAAGGCAAAAGAATTCAAGCATTGGGTAACATCAGAAGTTCTTCCGCAGATTCGTAAGACGGGCGGATATATTCCAATTGAAAAAGATGATGATGATTTAACTATTATGGCGAAAGCATTGAATATTATGCAAAACACTTTGGAGCAAAAGGATGAACTATTAGCCCAGAAAGAAGAAGTTATCAGTAAACAGAAGCCACTTGTTGATTTTGCCAATACGGTCAGTGCCACACCAACAATGGTTGATATGAAAACAATGGCAAAGCTTCTTGAGAAAGAAAATCAAGATATTCATATGGGCAGAAACAAATTATTTGCGTGGTTAAGAAAAGAAGGCTATCTCATGTTAGATAATACCCCATATGAAAGATATGTTAAGCAGGGCATTTTCAAATTAACAGAAAGTGAAGTTGAAACTAAGAATGGAAACAAGTTGGTCACCAAAACATATGTGACTGGCAAAGGGCAATTATACTTGGCAAAGAAATTAGCACAATACTTTGCCTCACAGAGTGCATCAGCTTAGAGAGGAGACAAAGAATGGATGAAAATAAAACGGGCGTTTGGATACGCTGTATGAATGGCAAAGAAGTTAAATATAATCATAATCAGATTTCATCATTTAATGTAGGAGAGATTGTCGAAGTAGATAACGATGATGTGTATGTAAAGTTTAAAATTGAGACAGTTGAATTAAAGTTTGGTTCAGCGATAATAGCTACCTACACGATAAAACCTCAAGGTATAATTACTAAAACATTACATCCTTATCAATATAAGGCGTTTGATGATGCGGAGTCAATTGTAATGGATGTTTATAAAAATGATGTAGTAAATATTATTGTGCCATATTGGCACGAAAAACTGCGATATAGATTACAAAGTATAAATTCGACAGAAGCTGCTATTAGAATCACAAGACAAGAAACAATGAACGAGGATCTTGAGATTCATACAGGTACGATTTTAGCTGACGAAATAAAAATTGGAACATTAGCCCCACCACCACTTTCAGAAAGAAGAGTGTCTGCTCTGCCACACTATCAGCAAAAACCAATTACTGCAACGTCAGAAGCAGAAAAGAATTGGTGGAAAGAATGTTGTGGAGGATCCGAAACTGAACGTGGATTACGAGCAGACGCACCAACACTTGATGATTGGAATGGTGAAATGAGTGCAACTTTAACATTTGCGTCAGAAAAATTGGATGAAATCATGAGTGAACTTACAGGAAACGAAGAGGAGAAAGATGTGAATACGAAGAATTTAAAAGAAATGATCAAAAAACCAATCTATGTTGACAAAGAAATTACAGTGAAGGAACCAGTGTTAGACAATAACGGTAAACAGATTGAAAAAGATGGTAAACCAGTGTTTAAAATTAAGCATTATCATGGAATGGTTAAAATTTTATGGAATTGCGGAGCAGAAACTGTCGCATATGTAGAAGGAAATGATGTGTATGACAGAGAAAATGGCTTTAAAACCTGTGTATTAAAATACCTTTGCGGCAACGCAGGTGCTCATGATGCAGTTGACTTCTGGACAAACAAATATGTGAAATATCCAAGTAGCTGCATTGAGGTGACAGAAAATTTATGCAAATTAGAAAAAATTCTTGAGAATGACAAGCAGAGAGAAGAAGAAAGAAAAGGTTTGCCTCATGCAAAATTCTTTGTCGTAAAGAAAGAAGAATTAATGTTTGATCCACTTAAAGAATCATATGAGGACGAGAATGGTCAAAAGATTAAGGAATTTAAGAAACTTGCTAAGAAGTATTTCCCAGAACTCAAGGGCAAAGAAATTTATATCAATGACAATAAGAGTTATGAAATCTTCGTAGCAATTAAATAATACATGAAAAGGAGATAAATTATGTGTACGCCAATGAATGAAAACTGGAGCAATTTTTTAAACAAATTGTCAGAGCGTTTAAATAAAATGCTCGACTATGTAGAGAAAAACAATTCTACATTGTATGAAACTGATATTGATAAAGATGTGCTGTGGGAAGTATATCTGAGTAGTTTTCCTGAAGGAACAAACAAAATGTATCGCAAACGACGAGAATATGACTGTGGTCATTGCCGAAACTTTATTAAAACAATCGGTGGAGCTGTGGCAATTGTTGACGGCAAGATTCATACGATCTGGGAGATTGACACTGAGGATGCCGTATTTCAGCCAGTAGTTGATGCTCTGAGAACATATGTAGAATCTAAACCAATCAAAGATATTTGGAGACATTTTACAAATACAGTTGGTACAAAAACCACAAATGAGTATACAGAAGATAAGCAGATTATCAAATGGACTCATATGTATACACCGATTCCAGAGAGATTACTAGAAAGAAAATCCGATATTCCTACAGCAAAAGCAAAAGTTAGAGATCGAAAGAATGTGTTTAAAAGATCACTCGATGAGATTACAGAAGAAGCTGTTGATACCGTATTAGAACTGATCGCTTCAAATACTCTTTACAGAGGACAGGAATGGGAAAGAGTCTTAAAAGACTTTAGAAAATATCAGCGAGAATATAATGCTTTGTCTGATGAAGAAAAAGATACATACACATGGGCAAAAGCAATGACTATCGGAGATGTAATTGGTCGTATTAGAAACCATAGTATTGGTACATTGCTTGTAAATATCAGTGAGGATATGGACTTAGATAATGCGGTTAAGGCTTATGAAAATGTTGTAGCTCCTGCGAATTACAAACGACCAAAGGCAATTTTTACAAAGAAAATGCTTGAGGATGCAAAGAAAACTGTGACTGATTTAGGATATATGGATTCATTACAGCGTAGATTTGCGGAACTTGATGATATTACAGTCAACAATATCCTGTTTTGTAATCGTGATGCAGCCCCACGTATTCAGGGCGGTTTAGATATTTTCGATGAGATGAGTAAGGAAGTTGCTGTAAATCCTAAGAAGTTCTCTAAAGTCGAAGAAATCAGTGCAGAGAAATTCGTATCAGATGTACTTCCAACGGCAAAAGAATTAGAAGTTCTGTTTGAAAATCGTCACAAGAAGAATATGGTTTCACTGATCGCACCTGTAAATAAAGATGCTAAGAACATGATGAAGTGGAGTAATCCTTTCAGCTGGGCATATTCAGGAAATATGACAGACAGTGAAATGAAAGAAAGAGTTAAGAACGCAGGTGGTGCAGTTGATGGAGTTTTAAGATTCTCAATTCAGTGGAATGCAAATACAGATTGGAATCAGGATGATTTTGATGCACATTGCAGAACTCCACGTCATCATATCTATTATGCTTCAATGCATGATTATGCAACTGGTGGAAGCCTTGATGTTGATGTAACTCATCCACATAGAGGAGAGCCTGCCGTAGAAAATATTACATGGGCAGATAAATCCAAAATGGTTGACGGAGAATATGAATTTTTCGTAAGAAATTTTGCTCATAGAAATGGAGTTTCTGGATTTACAGCAGAGATTGAATTTGATGGACAGATTTATGAATTTGAATATGATAAGCCTTTACGTCAGAACGAAGATGTTCCAGTGGCTACAGTTACATTAAAAGATGGAGTATTCACAATCAAAGAGAAACTTCCATCAACAACATCTTCAAGAGAAATCTGGGGAATCAATACAAATCAGTTTGTGCCAGTAACAGTAATGTGTTATTCACCTAACTATTGGGACGAGCAGACAGGTATTGGACATAAACATTATCTGTTTATGTTAAATGGATGTGTAAATGAAGATACTCCAAATGGATTCTTCAATGAGTTTTTGAAGCAGGAATTAGTACAGCACAAAAGAGTATTCGAGGCTTTAGGAAGTAAGATGCATGTCGCAGATGATCCAAACCAGCTATCAGGAATTGGTTTCAGTTCTACAAAACGAGATGATGTGATCGTTAAAGTCAAGGGTGCAACAGAAAGAGTTCTTAAAATTAAATTTTAACATAAAAAGGAGATTAAATTATGACAACAGAAAAGTTATTCGAAATGGCAACAAGAAGCAAATTGAGATTCCCATCAACAAAGGGAGAATTATCCGTAGAAGATTTATGGGATTTATCTGATAAAGATTTAGACGTGGTTTATAAAAATCTGAAAGATCAGGAAGTTAAATCTTCAGAAGAAAGTCTGTTGGATGATGCAAATGTTGATCCAAAGTTAACAGCTGCGATTGGTATTGTGAAGTATATCTTTATAACAAAACGTAATGAGAGACTTGCTGAGAAGGAACGTATTAATAAGAAACTGACACAGAGAAAATATATTGATGCTCTTTCCAAGAAACAGGATGAGGCTATTGAGAAGATGTCAGAAGCAGAATTACGTGCGATGATTGATTCTTTAGAAGATTAAGATGATATACCTGCTCGTCATATTTGACGGGTGGGTGCCTAAAGAAAGGAGACTGGAATGATTTATAAATTAGAATTAGGCGACTGGTCGGAAGATGGGCATAAAATATCAGAAAGTTTTTTATTTGATTGTAACTATGATATTCATAAAATTCGACAAGCGTATAAAGACAGCTGTAAAAAGCTAGGAGTAGGTTTTAATTGTAATGAAGATTATACGGGGCTAGGTCTTGGTTGTAGAAGTGAGAGACTGATTTGGACAGAGTATCAAGAATCAGAAATTAGCGAAACAGCATTTGAAATTTTAAATAATTCTGGGTGTTTTAAAGAGGTTGATTTCTATAAAGAAGATGGCGTGTATTATATCGAAGAAAGGAAAGACTGTGCAAAACTTATTATGAATTTTATCGCATTGTCTATGCCTAAAGATTTTCGATATAAGCTTGTCAAAGAGCGAAAAGTTGAATCGATTAATAGTTGGAATCATGAACTGAGACAGCACTTTGGGTATGGATTATTTGATTAATAAAACAGTAATTTAAAGGAAGGAGAGAAAATGAGACAGATTACAGACACACATACAGGAGAAATTATCTCCGATACAGATTTAACATTGGAATACTTATTTGTTGGTGATTATGGCAAGGAAAACAACATTAAGGCAGATTTTCTTGGGTATGATAAACGAATTGAAAAAGTTGAACATAAACCAGTTGATATTAGAGAAAAATTAGTTGTGACTGTTTCGTCACAGAAAGGTTGCCCGATGCATTGCAATTTCTGTGATTGCCCTAAACTTGGATTTAAAGGAAACGCATCGTTGCCAGAGTTAATGATGGAGATCACTTCTGGAATTGCTTTATCAGGAATCAGACATGGAGAACGATTAAATGTACATTATGCAAGAATGGGAGAGCCTACATTTAATCAAAATGTAATTGCTTCGGCTAAACAGATTGCACATATGTTAGCAGATCCAGACAGTGATATACATTTCAACACATATCATCCAGTAATTTCTACAATGATGCCAAAGGCAAATAATAATTTAAAAGAATTTTTACATAAATGGGTTAAAACTGGATTCGAATATGGTGGAGAAGATGGCTTTGGTCTTCAGTTCTCTATCAATACTCTTAATGAAGAACAAAGAAATGAAATGTTTCGAGGATGTTCATTATCTTTAACAGAGATCGGAGGCATTATTGATTGGTTGCCAATGCCAAAGAAACGTAAGTATACATTGAATTTTGCTGTTACATCCAAAAGTAATTTAGACGTAGATTTGATGAACAAGTATTTCGATAAGGAAAAATGCATTGTCAAGATTACTCCTATCCATGAAACAGTTGAAGCAGTTAACGAAGGATATGAGATCGTAACAGATTTTGACGTATATGAAAAATTTGAACAACCACTTGTAAAAGACGGTTGGGATGTAATTGTATTTGTTCCGTCGAAAGAAGAAGACACAGACAGAATTACATGTGGAAATTCATTAATTGCATTAGGAAATTAAATTGAAGAGGATGATTAAATATGGAAGTTAAAGCAAAATGGACAGGTCGTGGTTTTGCACTCTGTATTGGGGAATGGAAGCTTTATGTTGATGGCAAAGATGTTACCGATAAGATTCCAGAAGACTTACGCACAGAACCTATGAATACATATAAGAAATATGAGAGATGGTATTTCAAAGGTTGGGTTGAAGAATGGGAGTCATATTATGACGGACTGAAACAAGATGAATGGATTGAGTCTAATAAGTATTGGTTAGATGAAATTACAACAGATATTGATGTTCAGCGTCAGATTTTCAAGGCAATCAACGAAGAGGATTTTCGCCCTAATTCTTGTGGCGGATGTATTTAGCAACTAGGTTATGACATCTATATATGGTGTTGTAATAAATAAATTTTATAAACAAAGGAGATATTTATGATTGAAGTAATTGGAACAGTGGTACCAGTGGTTATTGCGGTAGGTGGCGTAGGAGCTATTATCGGTAGCGGTTATGTCAAAGCAAGTCCAGATAAAGCTTATATTATTTCTGGACTTAGAAAGACACCTAAGACATTAATTGGTAAGGCAGGGTTAAAAATCCCATTCTTTGAAAAAGCAGATCATCTTAATCTTGAGTTAATTCCAATTGATGTTAAGACATCAAGCTCTGTGCCTACAGCAGATTATATCAATATCAATGTAGATGCAGCGGTCAATGTAAAGGTTAGCAGTAATCCAGAAAGATTAAAACTTGCAGCAGAAAACTTCTTAAATAAGCCAGTAGGCGATATTGGACAGGTCGCAAGAGAAGTCCTTGAAGGTAATATGCGAGAGATCGTTGGAAAGATGAGCCTCGAAGAAATGGTTTCTGATCGTCAGAAATTTGCACAGCTTGTTACAGAAAATGCGAAGCCAGACCTTGCTGCAATGGGATTAGATATCATCAGTTTTAATGTGCAGAATTTTATGGATGATAATGATGTTATTGAAAATCTTGGTGTAGATAATGTTGTTAAAATTCAGAAGAAGGCTGCAATTTCCAGAGCTGAAAGCGAAAGAGATATTGAAAAAGCAAAAGCAATGGCTGAAAAAGAAGCGAATGATGCAAGGGTTGAGTCAGAAACAGCGATCGCAGAAAAGAATAACAATCTGGAAATTAAAAAATCTGAACTTGAGAAGATTTCAAAAGCAAAGAAGGCTGAGGCAGATGCAGCATACAAGATTCAGGAAGAAAAATCACGTAAAGAAATTGAAGTTGTAACTGCGGATGCTAATATTATGCGTCAGGAAAAGGAAATTGAACTGAAGCGTAAAGACGTTGAGGTAACAGAGCAGACATTAGATGCGCAAATTAAGAAACAAGCAGAAGCTGAAAAATATGCTTCTCAGCAGAGAGCAGATGCAGACTTATACAAGAGACAGAAAGAATCTGAAGCTAATAAATATGCTAAAGAAAAAGAAGCTGAATCTACAAAATATGCTATGGAACAGGAAGCTGAAGGTATTCGTGCAAAGGGTGTAGCAGAAGCCGAGGCAATCAAAGCTAAAGGTATTGCTGAAGCAGAAGCAATCGAAAAGAAAGCAGAAGCTATGAAACAGATGGGTAAAGCTTCTATTGTAGAAATGATGTGCCAGATGTTCCCAGAAGCAGTTAAAAATGCAGCCGCACCATTAGGAAATGTAGGAAGTATCACTATGTATGGAGAAGGAAACACAACAAAATTAACAAAAGATATTATGAATGTTGTGAATCAGGTATCAGATGGTGTTAAAGGATCTACAGGTGTTGATCTTGCAAAGATGCTAAAAGATTTTGTTTCTGAAGATAAAGAAGTAGAATCTACAGATAATGAAAATCTTGGAACACCAGAGCCAGCAGATTACCGTGAGTTCTAATAGGAGAAATTATTATGACAATTATTATTATTTGTGTAATTGTAGCGATTATCGCATATTTACAATTTACTAAAAATGGAAAGCAGATTAAAAATGTGGCATCTGGAACAGTTACAGAAAAAATCAAAGAAAATGCAATGACTCCAGAGGGAGCAAGAGCCAGATATAATACTGCAATTAAAGATAAGCAGGATTTCTACCAGAAAACAATGGGTACATACACAATGGTAGCTGGTCGATTGGCAACAATGGAAGATAACCTCAAAGAAACAAAAGAAGAAATTTCTAAAACCGAGGCAATGATCAACCAGTATATTGATAACAATGATGATAAAAAAGCAATGTATTATGCTCAAAAATTAGCCACGCTCAAGGCACAGAAATCAGTGTACGAAAAGAAAATCCCAGAGTTGCAAGCAACAAAAGATAAACAAGAAGAAATTAAAAACCAAGCATATGATCAGCTCATTAAGTTAAAAGGTGAAAAAGATACTGTGGTTCTCCAGATGGAAGCAGATCAGCAGATTGCAGAATTGCAGAAAAATTTAGACCAATACAATAGTTTAAATGCTGCTCAGGAAGGTTTGGAAGAGGTTCGAGAAGGAGCAAAGAAACTTAGCGAACAATCCAAAGGCGTTGCTATTGCGTATGAATCTAGTGCAGAAACATTGGATTATCATATGGAGCAAGAAGAGCGACAGCAAGAAGCTAAAGCCATATTAGATCAGATGAAAAATGCTCGCAAATAACGAATAAATTCATCTACAAAAATTAATTTCACAAACATAAAACTGGCATTTTATGACTCTATAAAACACAATATATAGTGATTATCCAATTATTGAACCACTATATATAGTTGTATAAAGTGCCAGTCATGGAAACATAGCTCAGTTGGTAGAGCAGGCAATACATAAACATTCATTTTTCTACCTCCATATAAGTATTTTTATTTATTTACATTTAATTTTCATCACATATAAATTGCCGACACAGGTTCGATTCCTGTTGTTTCCACTAAAAAAGACCTCAACCTAAATGGTTAAAGTCTTTTTGGTTAATCGTTTGGTATGACCTCGATAACATCTTCAACTTTGCAATCAAGATATAAGCAAATTTTGTCAATGTTTTCGAGACTGATATACTGATTCTTTGCCATCTTGGCAATTGTACCAGACCCCATATTTAAAGCGGTTCGTAAATCAGATTTTGTCATACCCTTTTTCGCTAAAGTTACGAAAAGCGGTTTATAACTTATCATATGATATACCTCCACATCTATATTGTAACATATTATATACAGGATGTAAAATAAAATATTCAAGAAGTTGAAGATTTTGTATTGACACTATGTGCAAGAAGTGGTATATTATATTCAACAAATGAAAGGTAAACTTCAAGAAAATGAAATATGAAGGAGTGAGAAAATGTCAAATAAAATTTACAGATATTATCAACCAAACGATAAAGATACAAAAGACAATCATTCAGATTGCGTGATCAGAGCATTAACAAAAGTGCTTGATAAAGAATGGTTAACAACATTTGATGATTTGTTACCATACGCAAGGGATATGCAGTGTATGCCATCAGAGCGAAAATGTTACGAAGAATATTTATTCGATAATGGGTTTGCTTATCAAGGTATTAGCAACCGAAAAGGATCTAAACGACCAACAGTTGAAAGTTTTGCAAAAGATCATAAACAAGGCAATTACTTGGTAAATGTTGCGAATCATGTAGTTGCAATTTCAGACGGTTGTTATTACGACACATGGGATTCTGGAGATTGTTGCTTGTATGGATATTACTATAAGGAAGAAGGAGAGAAATAAATGAGAAAGAAAATTTTGGCAACGGTTCTAGGAACAACGATTTGCTTAGGATCAATGACAGGATGTACCGCAGGATTCAAAAGAGGAGTTGTTGATATGAAAAGCAATTGGAATGGTGGTATGAATAGAGTCATTACAGTATACACGGCAGACGGTAAGAAGATTGCTGAATATAAAGGAAAAATTGATATTGATACAAATGATGGTGGATATGTCAAGTTTGACTACAAAGGTAAGAGATATATTTATTATAACTGTTTTGTAGAGAGTATCGCAGATATTGATTAGAGAGGAGAGAAACAAATGAATTTAGAAGAAACTATCAAATGCGCAAATGATATGACAACAAAGAAATACACAGAAGCCATGTTGTGTCATGCGAATCCAGACGATGAAGAACTTGATGGATTGATTGACTGTGCCTTAAATCATGAGCAACTTGCGAAGTGGCTGGGAGAATTGAAAGAGTTAAAAGAATATAAAGAAAAGTATAGATGGCATGACTTAAGAAAGAATCCTGATGATCTGCCAGAAGATATTAAGTACGTTTGGGTTTTGATAAAAGGTGAATGCACTCATAGGTCATGGCACGATTCTCATGGATGGAGAAGGCGTAACAGTAACATTTTATACTATAACGACGAAAGTGTTTTGGCGTGGAGAGAGATTGAAGAGTTTAAAAGTGAGGGGAAATAAATGAGTACAACAAAAACAATTGATATTTCAGTGCTGCCAGAGGCAGAACAGGATCTAATAAAAGCATTATTTGATAAATGTTGTGAAAGAGCGAAACCAAAAGAAAAAACTAATTCAGGGTCTAAAGTTTGGAAACCAAAATACGGTGAAAGATATCATTACATTGATGGTAGCGGATCTATTTATAGTGCAATATGGTTTAATAGCATTGTCGATAACGGTAGATGGGTATTAGGCAACGTATTTAAAACACAAGAAGAAGCAGTATTTGCAAGAAAGAAAAGAAAAGTAGAAGTTGAACTTGAGCGGTATGCAAAGGAACACAATGGCACAGAATTTGCCAATCGTTGTTATTGTATTCGATGTGAAGAAGACGGAAAAAGACTTCTTTGCGATACATGGGCTACAACAAAAATACAGGGTACAGTTATGTTTACATCAAAAGATGTTTTAGTTGATGCAATTGAAGCAATCGGAAGAGACAGAATTATTAAATACATCTTTGGAGCATAAAGTGAGGTGAAAGAAAATGGGTATAGCAAAGACAATTGATATTTCAAAATTATCTGAAGCACAACAGAATTTATTCAAATCATTATTTGAGCAATTTTGTGAAAGATCAGAAAAAGAAGAAAAAGCTAATTCATGTGGTTTAAAGAATGGGGATACGTATTATTTCATCACTGATGATGGGCATATCTGTATGGCAAAATGGCAAGGTAGAGCATCAGATTTTAGAAGATTAGCTTTAGGTAATGTATTTAAGACTGAAAAGGATACAGAGTTTGCTATTGAAAAGCAGAAGGTTAGGGTTGAATTGCAAATATATGCTGATGAACATAATGATCCTGATCAAGAAGAATGGGATGGAGCGAATTTTCATTATTATATTGGATATGATGTGACTGAGGATGATTTGGCAAAAATCCCTGCCGTACAACTTAGACGCCTAAATGAGGTATATTTTTCTTCTAAAGAAATCGCTGAGGATGCCGCCAACAAGGTTGGAGCAAAACGCATCATAAAATATCTATTTGATGTTGATTGTGAGGTGGATGAATAGTATGAAAGTTTTATATAAAGGTAAGCCATACAAAGTGTATGGGGTAAGCCCTAGCCCATACACACAAGGTTATTACTATGAAAAGGGTGCAGATTTCTTAATCTATATAAAAAATAGTTGGGTATGGGTATCTTCTGATTATTGTATACCATATAAGAAGAAAAAACATAAGAAGAAAGGGCGTAAACAATATTAGATATGCACTTAGAGATGTTTCGCTATTTGCACTTAGTGACGATACAACTGATGAAGAAAAAATAATATTTACAATTCAAGGGAGCAAGGCTGATATGAATTACAATCTAACATTCCCTGTCGTAGTTCTGAAAGATGAAAATGACTCAGTTCCATATATGGCATATATCCCATATTTTGATGTGATGACGCAGGGATATGATGAAGAAGAATTGCAGATGATGATCAAAGATTTGTTGAATCTCTGCTTAGAAGATAAGGAATCTTACACAATTCCAGGTTGGGCATATCATTATTTCAATGAAGACGATGTCAAAGAACGAGGCAGAAAATATTTTAAAGAACTTGATGACGGAGACGATACATATTTTCAAAAGAATTTTTACACAGTATGGTGGTTCGATTTCAGGCGATAGTAGTAGATAGAAAAGGAGAAAGATAAAATGGACGTTTTGTTTTACATAATTTGGGTATTGGCGTTTATTGTAATCGTAGCAATTGGTGTTGGAGTACCATACATGACTTATTACAATTACAAAAGGATTAAGGCAATGGATAAGAAACTTACGGGTATGTGCACAGGTCTTGGCATTATGTTAAGACCAGAAGAGGATGATGAATAATGAGAGAGCTAAAAAACTATGAAGTTCTGATTAGTGGCGTTGTCACAGTTAGCGTTGTTGGTAGGACACAACCAGAAAAACGATATATTTTAGAGACTGTTTTAGATCATTTGCCAGAAATACGTGCTTCTTTTGGTGGTTGTATGAAAACCCATATCATTGAAAAAAATGGCATAACAGATCGTTCGTATCAAAATGAATTTGGACAGAATATCGATAAAAGCTATTCTACGCAAGATTCTTATATGATAGTTATTGAAGGAAAATATCGAGATGCACTGTATACCATTAATGAAGTCTACAGAGGTTTTCAAAAATGGATATGTAGATTGGCAAAAAGATTGTATGTTGAAGACACCTTAGTTAAGTTGACCCAATGCTGTGATAAATGGATTAAAAAAGAAAAAATTATCACAAATGCAAATAATCAATATCAGAATATGTTTGAAGAATATTCATGGGTTGATTCAAGAAGTATGAATTGGACTGAATACTTATTATGGGATCGCACAGAGTTTCCACATATGCCAAATGGCGTGAAAGAATATTATCAACACGGAAATGAATCTCATGAATGTACACATCATTGGCACAAGCTAATAGAAGAATCTCATCCACATGCTGTAACTCCGTACATCAAAAAAAGGTTTATCGATGTTTAAAATGTCGGAATATGAAACAAATTAAGATATCTTTGAAAGATGGGAGAATAATTAAATGAGAAGATTAATTTGGTATATCAGGTCTTGTTTCTGCAAACATGATTGGGAACAGATATTTGATTCAGATATATATTGGAGCAATAAATCAACTAAGCCTTATAAGTGTGAAAAAGTTTATCGCTGCAAGAAATGTGGTTGTGAGAAAAGATATGTAATAGAGTAAAATCTGAGTTTTATGTAAAGAGAGGATGATGAGAAATGAGTTGGTGGACATATGTAAAGGGATTTGTTGAAGTTAGACCATTTGGAAGAACACAAGCAGAGGAAAGATACATACTTGAAACTGCATTGAATCATTTGCCTAGAGTAACAGGGTCTGAAAGCGATATGAATATACATATAGTTCAAAAAGCAGGATATGATATGAGCGATTCATGTAATGAATTTGAACAACGAACTCATTTGGGAAATGGTAGAAGAGGAAATTTTGAAACACAGGGAACATATTATTTGTTAGTCGAAGGCAGTTTGCGAGACAGAGAATTTCAAGAAACATATAGAGAATTACAAAAATGGCTATGTCGGCTTGCTAAAAGAGTTAGTGTCCAAGATGTAATGATTGAGGTCAAAGCATGGAACAGAAATAAACTTATTAGAAATGATAAAGGAATTTATACTCAAATGCTCGAAGATGTTAGTTGGATAAACAAGAATAGCATTAATTGGTGCGAATATCTAATGTGGAAACCTTATGGAACACATAGAATGGTTGGTTATCCTGAGAAGCTTGTAGAAAAATATTATCCAGAGATATACAAGAAAGAAAAGGAGTATGAGGAATGATAAATATAGTTGCGATTATATTGGGAACGATTGTTGGTAACATTATTGGTAACGAAATATTTGATAGTTTGTATCGAAAAGATAAACGTGTTAGTGATTTTCACAAGGATAATGATGTATCACTGCATACTCGGACAGAAAATGATATGAAGCAATTAGATATGATGTTTGATGATCAGGTTATTAGGATATTAAGAGATATTCAAAACCATTGGTTACCTGAAAGACCAATAATATACGGAGATGATCGTATGTATACAGAGTCACAATACCAGGCAGAAAAGATGCATCAGGCTATTGACGATGCCGTTACTGTGTTATTAGAAAAAATGTAAAGTGAGGTAATTAATATGGGAGCTAATATTGAGTTTGCCATTGGCTATGCGATCGGGTTTTGTATCGTTGGAGTGATTGTATTCCTGAGATATGAAAAGAAGTTAGATCGGATGAGGCGGGCAAATGTAAATCTGATCTTAGACAAGATGTCGTTTATGTCAGATGCAAGCGACAAAGAAAATGGTACATACAATAAGGAAGAAACTCGTTCAGATGTTAAGGATGCAGTGAAGTATGCAATGAAGAAAAGTCATCCAGACAATGGTGGTAGTGCGGATGATTTTCGAAAATTCAGAGAGTTATATGAAGAAATGGAAGGTAAGACTCATGAGTAAACAAGAATCATTGAAGTTTTTGCAAGGTTTGATTGACGAAGTAGAAAATTGGACAAAAGAAGATATTGAGCGAGGTCGGAAATTGATGGAGAAAATGAAAAAAGAAGAACCAAAAGAAGTTGAAAATAGTGATGGATATTGGGAATTTATAATGCCAGATGGTAAGGAAGTGAAGTAGATATGACTAAGAAACAAAATAAAAATTTTAAAATATTTGGTGTGTTTTGGAATATAAAAATATTCTGCTCAAATAGTTTTTGAGTACGCCAAAAGTGATGTTTGTTATAGCACTCACTAAAATCTATGTTATTTTGTCGGATTTATGTTATTTGGGGGTTTGGCAACTATAAAAAATAACAGAACTAAAGGAATTTAAACAAAAAATGAAAACAAGACAAGAACGTAAACAGGAAATAAAACGATTCTTTGATCGGCTGAGTCCCAGTGAATTGGACAGGCTGTTAGAAAGAAATGGAATTAATGATAAAGAGTCTGATGAGGCTCTTGCATATAGAATTATTAAAGAAGAAATTGAGAAAGGAGAGATATAATGAACAACTTCTTATATATTGAATCACGGGAAGAAGAGAATACATCCCTCGATTCTAAACGTGTTTTATTGAATGAAGAAAATTACAAACATATTATTTCATCATTAGATCATTATTCACCGACGGCAGACGAAGTTAAGAAAGCAATTTGTATTTTGACTGGACGATTGATCTACAGAAGCGTTTGGAATATGGAATCTGATATTGATAGTTTAAATATGAGTTTATCACCGCCAAAAGAAATGACGGTTGCAGAAATTGAAAAGGAACTTGGTTATAAAGTTAAGATTGTAAAGGAGAAATAATGCCAATGGCAAAAAAGAAACAAGGAATGTCGTTTGAAATGATGATGCAAAATATGGAAATTAATCCAAGGCAATTGTATCGTCGTAGTTCGTGGAAGAAGACACGAACAACTTATGATTATGTGTTTATGATGTGCGAAGAAGAATTAAATGAGATTATTCCATTTGATAAAAAATATAAAATGAAACCACTCTTATGTAGAGACCAAAATGGAGTTATAACATTGGGATGGTTGCCTACACAAGAGGATATTTTCGCAAATGATTGGGTTGAGCAAGGATGGGATTTTAACAGTAAAAGGAAGAGGTGAATAATTAATTGAATTTTATAAAAGCAATGATCGCAATAAAAAAAGACAAAACTACTATAAGAAGAGGCATTTGGGGAAAGGAAAAGTATTTGAAAATTTATTCGTCAGAATTAACTAATGTTTATTTTGAGTGTAATGATATGGGTGAATATAAGCCAGATTCAATTATTTTTTTATTTGATAAAGAAAACGCAGAAGTTTGGATACCTCTTGCGGAAGATGTATATGCAGATGACTGGGAAATATATGTTGAATCGGTTAAAAAGCCAAATCAATCAAAAGCAAAGGTGAAGGAGAAAGAAGAATGAAAGTGTTTTTAGGCGGAACATGCTCTGGATGGAAGTGGAGAGACCAGCTACAGAAGATGTTGGATTGTGATTATTATAATCCAATCGTAAAAAATTGGAGTGAAGAAGACCGACTGCGGGAAGTCAAGGAAAGAGAAGAATCTGACTATGTTCTGTATGGCATTACGAATGGTATTAAAGGAGTATACAGTATTGCAGAAGTAGTTGATGATTCTCATAAGCGACCAGATAAAGTGATCTTTCTTAATCTCTATCAGGAACAAAAGAATAAAGAATCTAAGCAGATGAGCCACAGTTTAAAAGCAGTCGAAAATTTATTGAAAGAAAATCGTATTAAAGTATATTCTGGCGTACATGCTATGCAGGATGTTGCAGATTTTCTTAACTTAATGAATAAACGAAAGGGGTAAAGAAGAATGAAATGTTTTTATCATGTTGATCAGGACGGCATCGTATCTGGTTTCTATGTCAGAAAAGCTTGCGAACAGCGAGGTTTAGAGTTTAAACCAGAAGACTTCCGAAAAATTAATTACGGCATGAAATTCCCGTTTCATGACATTGAGCAGGATGAATTTGTGTTTATTGTAGACTACAGTATTGAGCCAGAAGAGATGTGGCAGTTGCTCAGTATTACAAAGAATGTATTTTGGATCGACCATCATCAGTCTACGATTGAAGCGTATAAAGATTTCAAGTGTGATGTAAAAGGAATCAGAATTACTGGAGCGGGTATTTCAGGAGCGAATTTGACATGGTTATATTTTAAATATATGTGTGATGAAAATTGGGAGCAAATTGAGAGGACGGATGAGAAAAATGTAAAAAGATTACTCAATATATATAAATATAAAGCAGATTATCCAAAACTGGCAGAATATACAGCCATGTGGGATACATTTTATTTTGGTGAAACGTCAAAACAATTCGTAAAAGCATTTCACTATGCATTTGAATCGTATGATTTTGATGCGTTAAGTCCATTGCTAAACACGTTAAATAAAGATCAAGGAATTTATGAAGCAGCAAAAATTATTGGTGATATGATAGCAGATGGCTTATCAATTATTGAGTATTTAGCAGCAAATGCAGAACAGTATCTTAGAGCATATGGATTTGAAACCACATTTGAGGGATATAAAGTCTATGCGATCAACCGAGCTTTAATCAATTCTGACTTCTTTGAATCTATAGACGCTTCAAAATATGATATGTTTATTGGTTTCTCATTCAATGGTAGTATGTGGGAATATCAGTTACGATCAGCAGAACAGGATAAAGTAAATGTATATGAACTTGCTGTGAAATATGGTGGTGGCGGTCATCCGAATGCAGCTGGATTTAGAAGTGAGAAATATGTGTTAGGAGTGTGATGTATGTCAAAGAAAAATACAAGAGAAATTGAACGTGCTTTTAGTAAAAGCAGAGATCCAGATTGGGAAGCCGATGTAGAAATTTATGGAAAAAGGATTTTAAAAACAGTACGTGGTATTTGTCTTGGTGATGAATGGACAGAAATTAATTCATTGAGAAATAAGGATCGGATTGAGTTAGCGGAGATGTTTTGTAATTTTGACGATCATAATCCACATTTTAATCTTAGCCCTCAATATGTTTTATTGGATAAGTTTTCTATAACATCTCCTGCGATATTGTGTAGCAATGAAATAGTTATGAAAAATGGCAAAGTTTTGAGTGTTGATAATATATCAGCAAATCTATCAGGCGAAAATGAGGTATACAAGATTTATTCAAATACGAAATATGATGATTATACATATTATGATGAATCAAAAAATTTAGTATTTGAATTAGCATCAAAAGATGTTGATAAGATAATCCGATTTATGAGAGATTTTATGGATGTATTGCGTGACAGTAAGTTAACAAAGTATAGAAATAGTAGTTTTTTATGGAGACTATTTAACACTCTTGATATGCCATATTTTAAACAAACATATTCCATGAATGATTTGAAAAAATATACAAACACATTTAGATCTGAGGTTTGTGGTCAACTAGAAGAAACTATTCCTAATTTTAAATATACTGGAGTTCCAATGGGCGGGTATATTGAAAGATATTTTGAATTAAGTTATGTAGAGGAAGTACAAAAATTCATTAAAGAACAGGAGGCTAAGAAATGTGAAGAAACTAAATGATGAACAGCGAAAGCTGATTGAAGATAATTATTCTTTGATTTGGCATTTACATGAAAAATATTTTACAAAGTTTACAGATTTTGATACATATATGGATCTTGGTCGTATGGCAATTTGTAAAGCAGCATTAAAATGGGACGAGTCTAAAGGAACTTTTGGTACATATCTCTTCTGGGTATTACGTTCAGAAGTGAATCAATATTATACAAAATGGCACAGACCAACAGAAAAAATGAATAGGAATGCTGAATCGTTAGATACGCCATTGGCAGGATATGAACCAGAAGATGATATTACAATCGGAACAACACTGATGAGTGGGGATAACGTAGAAGATGAGGTACTTACAAAGGTACATTTTCAAAATGAGTTTGATAAATTGGCACCGAGAAATAAAAAGATTATTGTTTTAAAGCAGAAAGGTTTAATACAAAGACAAATTGCAAATCAACTTGGAATCACTCATCAGTGGGTTAGTCAAAATATTGTACAGTTTAAGAAAGCATTATGTGGATAAAAGAGGTGAGATCATGACAATTGAAGAAGTAAAGGATTACATAAACTCGTCTACAGAGTATGACTTTTTGCGAGATTATCCGCACAAAATCGCTTTTCTCACGTTAGGTGGAAGTTATGCCTACGGAACAAACACAGAGGATTCTGACATTGATTTACGTGGTGTTTTCCTTAGTGATAAAAGAGAGATTTTGTTGAATAATAATCCAAATAATCTTGAAAAGACAGACGATCATAAAGATGTTGATACTGTGTTACATTCGCATATTAAGATGATTAACATGCTTGAAAAAGGTAATCCTACATATTTAGAACTGTTGTATTTTGCGCCAGACCGTTATTTGTGTGTATCCGATATTGGTATGGAGTTGATTAAAAATAGAGATATGTTCTTATCTAAGAGAGTTTATCATGCATATAAAGGATATATTTGTGATTGTCTGACTCGAACGAGTTTTAATTATTATAAAAATAAAGATTCAGAGAAAGAAAAGCAAAAGGCAGAACGATACGCTAATAAATCAATGATGCATGCAGTTCGATTATTGTTGCAGGGCATTGAATTATTACATAACGGAACAATGTTTGGATCTATGGATGACATAGGAAAAGATCTTGTAAAGATCAAAGAAGGGTACAATAGTACGCATAAAACATATAGATTTGGCAAACACAATGAGTATACAGAATATTTCCCAAATCAGTCATACGATGTTTTTATTGAAGGATTACTTTATCAATTTGATTATGATTATATGAATACTGATTTGCCAGACGAACCAGACTGGGATCGTATCAATAACTTCTTGATGACAACAAATGAACGAATTGTGAGAGGAATGGTGTAAAAATGTATGTAAAGATTGGAGAAGAAATTGCTTTTCATCCTGGCGAATGCTTAGAAGAATTTGTTGAATCTTGCAGGATGACTCCTTATCAGCTTGCGAGTCAAATCGGCATGGATGTTGATTATGTGCAAGGGCTGATTAACGGATCACAAAGTGTTACAAAAGAATTTGCGAAAACAATGGCAGACCATTATGGGTTTGCTGATGATGGACAGTTCTGGTTAAATTTACAAGAAACATTTAATAAGAAAGTGGGTGGTAGAGATGTTTAAATTAATAAAACGCCCACGTTCTGATAACGATAAATGTACTAAATATGATGTTGTGCTTGATAAAGAGTATACTGTAGAAGAATTTATTGATGCGATTGCAGATGGAAGAAATGGAACGCATGGTCAAATCACAATAAAAAATGATAAAGAAGCCATTGAATCACTTGTCTATAATATCGAGAGTATTGATTATAGACATTGTATACTTCAAAATGCTGAAGAAAAAATTAAACAAGTATGGGCAGATGGTAGCTGGTTAAAAATCAATTATACTATCTTGCTTGAAAACAAAAAGGAAACACAAAAAGGTGCGCTCAGATTCATTGTTAAGAAACCAAATGGAGAAGAATCAGTGGTTGTTATTTTTAAGAACAAGTCAGATGGCACATATTCATTTGTTAATTTGACCAAAGAGCATATTTGTTCATGTAAATTTAAAACAATCGAGGAAGCGATTCAGGATATGAATGATCGACTAAGGAAAGGATTGATTGAGTCATATGTTATGAAAGGAGAAAGAAAATAATGGATGTACATATTGGAGATTTTTGGCAGAGTAAATGTAATCCAAAAGTAATTCAACATGTGGTTAATTTTTCATTTAGAATGGGTGGATTTCCAAGTAGTAAAGATATGCTACTGATCTGTGAAGAATTTCATTATACAAAGATAGGTGAGAATCCTGCCTCTGTCAAAGAAGATTCCAGATTCTTTTCACATATTACAGTGGATAATTTTAAAAAGATGAATCAATGTATTCTAAGTGCTGAGAGGATTATGAAAGATACTCAGGCATTTAAAACAGATAAAGATATTTTGGATTATTTAACAAAGAAAGTGGAGGAGAAATTAAATGCAAAATAATGTATTTCAGATTTATCTTGCAGGCGGTATGCAGGATTTATCATTTGAAGAGCAGAATACTTGGAGAGAAAGAATTTGCAATCAAATTATTGCTATGCGTAGAATACTTAATGTTAATATGAAAGAAGTCAACATTATTAACCCCGTTGATTATTACAATTTTCAAACAGAGTTACATGATACAGAAAAAGAAGTAATGAGATTTGATACAAATTTTGTTAGAAATAGTGATCTTGTTGTGGTAAATGCGAATGATCCGAAGAGCATTGGTACATCTATGGAGATTGCAATTGCATATGAACGTCATATTCCTGTACTGATTTTGAATACAGAAAAGAAAAGATTGCATGCTTGGTGGGTGCAAATGTCTGACAAGATATTTGACGATGAGAAAAAATTATGTACATATATATATGACTTTTATCTCAGGATGAATCATAGTAGTATTCGAGCATGGGTGTAAATGCAATGATATAAAATAGGAATTTGATGTTAAAAATAACCACAATATATAGTATGTCTATAAATATTATATACTATATATTGTGGTAGAAAAGGAGTTGAAACACTATTACAGCAGAAAAACAAGGCAAGTTTATTATTTTCCATCTGGATGATGATAAAACTTGCAAATATGATTTATCAAATGGTGATTGCTATGGCAAGAGCGGCAAGAAAGTGAAAGCTTTGAACAATATTCTGTCTGGACATTCAGCTGATGAATTGGATAAATTGTTTGTGTCCGATCCACATTATGCAGAGTTTCTAAAATATGTAAATTGGCGAAGAAATTGTGAAATGGGAAGAACTACATGGGGCTTCATTGATTATAATTTAGGAACTTTGTTTGAATATGCAAGTAAGTATTCTATGTGCGAGCAGTTCTTTGCTATAGGTTTTACACACAAACAAGTCACAGAAGATTTTAAATATTCAATTAATGAAGTACCAAAATGGTTGAGAAATTATTGTCTTGGTGTGAAGAATAGACGATTGTTAAGTAATGATTTTGTTGATTTTTATAAGATGTATCCAGATTATGTACAAACGATTTTACAGACAGAGTATATGACATTAACTAAAGAATATTTAATAAATTTCTTTGAGGATAATCATAGATATCGTTTTACGAAAATTTTGGAGGCTTTAAATCAGGATTATGGCTATAATCTTGCAGATGTGTTTGTTTATATAGATAGAATAATTACATTTGAAGCTGTTACCAATAGTATAAATTGGTTACTCGGAGAATTGCGTGATTATGCCCGTATGATGGACGCAATCAGTCATAAATTTGATAGATATCCAAGACATTTCAAAACAACAATGGATATTGTCACAAGAAATTACAAAAGATTACAAAAAGAATTTTCGGAAGAAGTCTTTAAGAGCCGTATTAATAAAGAATACGAATTTACATATAAAGGACTGAGATTCTTTTATCCAGACTCCACTCAAGACATTAAAGACGAAGCGGTGCAGCAAAATAATTGTGTGGCAAGTTACATAGATCGAGTCATTGATGGCGAATGCCATATCATGTTTTTGAGAAACGCAAAAGAACCAAACAAATCCTTAGTGACGATTGAAATACAAAATGGACGAATCGTACAAGCACTGCAAAGATTCAATGATCCTCTAACTGCCGATCAACAAGAAGCGGTCGATGCATGGAATGAACATTTTAGTAAGAAAGGTAAGGTGGCAGCATGATTAATATTAATGAATTGACTATAGATCATAAGATTAAATTAAAGAAGCCAATGGGATGCTTTGATAATCTTGGAGAGGTATGCGAGATTGTTAAGATTGATACAGATGAAAATGTTATCAATTTTAGATTTGATGTAGATGGAGTGCATCTTGGTGTGATGTCTGGAGATGAATTAGAAAAATATTTTGATGTTATTGAACCTGCTGTTGTACCAGATGATTATGAGTGGCATCCGTATGGGTTTATTGACGGATATCAGGTTGAATATCAGGCGCTTAAGAATGGTGGTATTTTGATGGAGACTGCATACGATAGAGATGATGGAACAATTTCTGTGGAGTATTGTCATCCTGAAAATCCTTATCGGCAAATTAAAAATGGGCAAAGAGGTAAGTTTTATGAAGATGATTTAAAAATGGCATTTTTCAAATTAAAGAAAATGTATTATGGCACATTATACGAAGGTATGCAAAAAGAAGTCATGTTAGATTTTGTTAAAAATAAAGACAAATTAGAGCCAGTTGAAGCAGATGAATGGTAGGATGCGATGATAGATAATGTCAAACTAGCAATTAGAATATTTTCAATTACTATGTGCGTATTGGTATATGTAATTGTTTGGGTTTGGTTCATAGTTACTGGTTGTGATGATTCATATAATTGGGATTTAACTGAATATAGGATATTTTTCTTATGGGTTATGCTCCATGTATCATGCTTAATTGGAGTAATTTTGTGGGCTTGGTGTTAGAAAGAGGTGATAAAGATGGGCAATGTCAAAGTTGGAGACGAAGTGTATTTTGCTTGGTACGATGAACCATATACTGTTAAGTCTGGAATTATTACCGAGATTAAATGTCTTGGCGATCTAACATATATAATGATACAAGATAGTATAACGCATGGTTTATATATGGTTCTTTTAGAAGAGATATATCGCACTGAATCAGAAATAAAAGCGGTTCTAAAACGAGAGTTTTATGCCAAGGTAAATGAAGTCAAAAAAGATATTCATACCTTAGAAGAGTTACTAAAATTCATGTACAATAATGATCTTACAATTGATGAAGATGATGGATATTGTGTTTGTGAAGAACGTGTTGCGGTAAGAGAACTGGCGAAAGAAATTTGTGGGATTGAGTTAGGAGAGTAATGTAGATGGAGAAGAAACTTTTGTGCGCATATTGTCGAAAGCTAGTTGATTATGAACTTGAAACAAGGTTTACAATTGTTCCAATGATAGGTGAAAGAATTTCGTTTGCAGAGACATATGGTATTTGTAAGATTTGTGGAAGGGAAATTTTTATTCCAGAGGTACATGATCATAACATGGAAGCTATGGACAGAGTATATCGGATTACAAAAGAGCGAAAGGGGAATTTAGCAATGAATCAAACCTATCAAAATTGTGGTATATACTGCAAGGCACAGAATTATGATACTAATAAGTGGATTACTGGGACATACATCGGTAAAGGATGGTTATTATTCCCAAGATGTGAACCAGCAGACCATAGTGGTATGTATGGGTGTCAAGTAAAAGAAGATACCATTTGTCAATCAACTGGCAGAGAAAATGAATTTGAATATGATGTTGTACAATTGGTTGATGATGACGAAGACGTATATTTGATTATTTATAATGATGAAGATTTGGCGTGGCAGATGTTATCTGTTTATGGTTCTGATATGATTGATTTAGGAGAAATTAAACCAGATCAATATGTGAAACTTGGCAATATCAAAGAAGATGATTATTGGAGAAAGGAATGGGAAAGACAGAGTGAAAAAAGAAAATAATAAAGTATTTACATACGGGCAGTTAGAAGAATTAAGAAATAGTTTAGCACTTTCAATAGGCGAGGTTGAATCATCAAATAAGCAAGATCATATACTTCGAAAATATTATAATATATGTAGTTTTCTTGATACGTTTCAACTGACGAAACCGCTAGTTGATGAACTAAAACGTCATCCGATTGCAGCGAGATATTTTGTTTTGTCGTTATGGAACGAATTGGTGGATTCGTGTCTTAATGCGTGCGATACATTGACTGTGAATGATATAGAGAATCGAGATTCCGAAAAGCTACTATCTACTAAAACCAATGCGGCACAGTACATCCATGTATTAAATGATATGATTTCCATAAATGATTATACAACAATTCAAGATGAGGCGTTGCAGTTTGCAATTGATACAATTAAGGAGAAATATAATGGAGAAAGAAAAGAAAAGTAAATTACATACGCCAAAAGAAATTTTAAATGCACTGCATGTGATTCAGGATACGTGCGAATACCATCTTGATGGAGCAGACGAAGATTGTAAAGCCTGTCCTTTATGCACGATGATGGGCGAAGCCCCGACTTGTACACCTAGAGACCTTGACCCTTGTAATTGGGAAATTGATGATGATCCAGATACTATATGGCGAGCATTCAAGAAGTAGGAGGTGATATTGTGAGCGAGAAAAATTATAAAGAGTATACACCTGATGAGATATATGATGCTTTAAGCGTAGTTCAAAATATCTGTAAGGCAAACAGAGTTCATGATATGGGAAGTAGAAGTGTCGATTATGAGAATTGCTTAAATTGTGATTTTTATAATGTAGTTAGAGGTTGCAGGGTAAGAGTTTCATTACCGAAATATTGGAAGCTAAATGCTCCACCCAGAGAATGGGAACCATTTGTTCATGATTAACACATAAACACAAGTAAATAAAGGAGAAAATGTCGTTGAAATTAAATGACGAACAGAGAAAATTGGTAGAACAAAATCATAATTTGATTTACTCTGCTATGCGTAAATGCGGTATCCGCAGACAAGATTTTGATGACTATTATGGATTCGCTGCCATTGGGTTGTGTAAGGCAGCAATTGATTATGATGAAACACGGTCTAAATCATTTTCGACATATGCATATAAATGTATGCAAAAAGAAATTATAGCATATACTCGATGGAGATTTGCAGATAAAAGAGATGAACGACTTACCTTATCGTACAATCAGTTAATGAATGATTTAGATGAAGACGAAAAAGAATATTCTTTTTTGCTAGCTGATAAAAAAAATAATGAAAAAAAGTTAATTTTCTTTTTGTGTTTTGATGAGCAAATGCGAATACTAAATAATAAGGACAGGTTAATTATTAATTTAAAGGCAAAAGGGTATACGAACGAAGAAATAGGAAATACCCTTGGTGTTACATATCAAGCAATTCAATATCAATTGAAAAAAATTAAAAATAAATTAATCACATCCTTATAATTTCAAAAAAGCTTTTTGCTTTTATTATTTTTTTGACGCATTTATTATAAACGTACTAGAACGATTATAACAATGTAAGTCGATCAGATAAAATTATTTTTTGTTCCTGTTAGCTTTGGCAGAGTTAACAGTGGATATAAATTGATGACTTATTTACAAACTAAAAACTAACTAAACAAATTTAATAACAGAAAGAGGTAAATTCATTTGGCAGAAAACACAAAATCTAAAAGACTTTTCAACTTACCAGAAACTAAAGGTACATTCCAGTTAGAAGGATTGATCACTGATTGTGCAAAAGACGACTTTTACAAGGAAGGTAAAACGCAGAAAGGTAAAGATAAACGGACATTATCGTTCGGAGTTAAAGTAGAACCTGACGTAAAAGTTGGATGTAAAATTCAGGCATTTGAAAAACCAAAAGTTTATTTCCTTAAAAGAGAAAAGAACGGTGAAAAAACTACATACAAAACTAAGGATATTCCTTGGGCTGACCGTTTTAAATCTGTCAAGGAACTTGGACTTGGAGATGATTGGTCATTAATTGGCTCAAGAGTTGGTCTTGAGAAAGAGACTAATGACAAAGGACAGGTCGTTAACAAAAAACTGGTATTAGATCCATTTGATTTAACAAAATATGCTTCAGAACACATGGCAGATAATCAGAGTGTATTCATCAAAGGTGATATTGAATATGGAAGCTTTACTGGGGAAGACGGAACTAAACGTCAGTGGTCAAGAATGTCACCAACACAGATTAGTTTAACAAGTAAAGAAATTGATCTTGATAATGAAGAACGTAAAGTAAGATCTGATTTCAAGCAGACAATGGTATTCACAAATATTGAACAGGAAAAAGAAAATGATGTACCAACAGGACGTTTTATCGTTTATGGAAAGATTATTGGTTATTCATCTGTTGATGATGCTGAATTCTATATGACAAATAAGAAATTAGCAAAAACTTTTAAGAAGAATGTTAAGCCATATTCATCTATTGAAGTTTGGGGACATATTAAGACAGAAATTCAGACAGAAGAAGTTGAAGTAGAAGATGATGGATGGGGAGAAGCAGATCCTACAAAGAGAGTCGTAAATTCTGCAAGAAAAGAACTTATTATCACTGGCGCAAGCAAAGACAGTATTGATTCAGAAACATACACCAGAGAAGCAATTGATGCAGCGATTGAAGCTATTAAAAAGGCAGAAGCGGCAAGAAGTGATTTCGGTGAGTCTGATAATAAACAGACAAGTAGTTCTTCTACAGATGATGAATGGGGATCTGGTTTTGATGATTCTTCAGATGATACTGAAGGCGATGTTTGGTAAGAGCAATTCTAAATCATTTCACAAATAAATAACAAAAACAATATATACATAAAGGAGTTTTACATTTGGCAAAAGCAAGAAAAGCAGCAAAAACACAGAGTAAATTGATGACTATTATTTATGGAGAACCTTTTACTGGTAAAAGTACACTGGCAATGCAGTTAGCGTATTTTAAACGCCCAGATGGGAAACCTTTCAGAGTCTTATATTTAGACTCTGAATCAGGAAGTATTGATGATTATTTACCAGAATTAGAGGAAAATGGTGTAAATCTCGAAAACATTTACATTGTTTACACTCAGAGCTTAGGAGAAGTAAGACATTATATTGATACAGTTAAAACAAACGGTGACTTCTACGAGCTTGATGACGATGGAGAAGAAACTGATGATGTAGTTTTAGATGCAGATGGTCTTCCATTTAGAGCTGATGCAATTGTTGTAGATGGATCAACAATCTTAAATCTGACTACAAAACAGGGATTGATTGAGTTCTCTAAGAAAAGAAATCGTGTAAAAGCGGATGCTGCAAATATGACAGGTGAAGCCAGACTTGTCAAAATTGAAGGTGCAGGTATGGAATTAAAAGATTACCAGACTGTAAACTTCAAAGGTCAGGATTTAATTCTTGATTTATTAGCTTCTGGAGCACATTGTGTTGTAACAGCAAGAGAAAAAGATGAAACAGAATCTAAGATGATTGATGGTAAAAGAGAAACTGTTACCACAGGTCGTAAAATTATTGATGGGTTCAAGGGTATGGATTACAATGCAAAAACAGTAATTCGTACATTCGTTGATGATGAAACTGACATGGTTTGTGCACAGATTGTGAAAGATAGAACACATACATATAAAAAGAATGAAATTGTTGAAGACCCACAGATGTTAGCATGGCAGAAAGTTATTGACAATTCTGTTGGTAACAAAGAGTTTACACTTGGTAATGCCCTCACAAAAGCAGTTGATGTTGAACAGAAAATCTATAAGAGAGAAATTCTTGGAGAAGCAGGTAAGCCAGTTTCCGAAGAGGAAGCAGAAAAAGAAGAATCTGGTGTAACTAATGACGGAGTTTCTAATAATGAAGATTCTGTTGAGGCAGTTAGAAAGCGAATTATTAATATGATTAAACAGATGACACCTCCAGAGAAACAGGAGATGAAAGACAAGCTTGTAAAAGAAGGATTACCTACTACAATTACACGAATTAAAGATCTTGGACAGTTGAAAAAGATTGAGGAAGTTTTATCATAAAAGGATTGATGTGGCAGCCCTTTTGGGCTGTCTGATCCTTAGATATTAAGTGAGGAGTAACTGTAGTATGGCAGATGTTTTAACAGTAAAATGTGCTTATTGTAAAGAAGTAATTGAACTTGATTTAGATAAAGTACAAGAGATTGTTAAATATGACAATAGTTATTATCACAAAGAATGTTTCCGAAAAATGTGTGAAGCAAAATTATTATCCAAAAATACTAAACATGATAAATGGTTATCTGCATTATCTAAGATTGACGAATATAATCAGAAAGCACGATTGTTACTTGAACCAAGATTATTAGAAGACAAAGTATATCGGTTTATTCTTGATAATTATAATTACATTGGTTCTGTACCAGCATATGTTTTTACAAAATTGAAAAGCATTTACAAAGGTACATATCGTGGTTTGGCGAAACCAATTCCGCCAAGTGACCTTTTAGATATGTGGAAGCGTAAAATGAAATATCTTAAAAAAAATCGAACATTTTTAATACAAAAAGGAACGATGGATAAAGATAACCCAACACACCAGGTCAATTATGATTTAGCAGTTTTAGTGGGAAAATATGATAGTTATTTACGATGGAAAGAGAAACAGAAATTAAATGAAGTAGACAAAAAGAATAATGAAAAATTTGCAAAATCTTTTGTTGAAACAAATAATATCACAACTCAGAAAACTGTAGTAACAGCCACGCAAGACGATAACATGGACGACATTTTAAGTGATATTTTTGGTGAGGGACTTGATTGACAGAAGAAACAGTAGAACGTAAAAGTGTAACTAACATTCAGAGTGAAATGATGTTTATCGGTGCTTTGTATAAACAACCAGATTTATATGTTTCTTATGGTGGATATATGAGAAGCCAGTATGATTTCAGTGATGAGGCATGTAAATTTTTCTATGATATGTTTGAGATTATGTACAAAACATTTACTCAAACGATTGAGGAAGACAAGGTAAATATGTTCATGAGTCAATCAGATGAAAGACTTAGGACATACAAAAGATACAAAGGGTGGAAGACGATTTCATCATGGATGCAGGTTGCAGATTGTGATGATTTTAAAAAATATTATAATCTCGTTAAGAAATATTCTCTTGTAAGAGAGTATGACAGAAATGGATATCCTGTTCAACGAATTTTAAATCATAGGTTATTTGAAAAATGGGAAGCAAAAGATATTTATAGAGTGATTCGGTCTCAGGCGGATAAAATTAACACTGTCATTAGCGCAGGCGAAGATTCTGTCTTATTGAATAGTGGTGTTGAATCACAGGTTGAATCATTTTTATCAAAACCAGATTTGGGGATTCCGTTACCTTGGGCAATTCTCAATAAGATGTTCAGAGGGTGTCGTCTTGGAAAGGTAATTTTTAATGGATTCTTAAGTAATGAAGGAAAATCAAGAAATATGATGTTGTTGATTGCATATATCGTATTGGCAATGGACGAGAAATTTTTATTACTCAGTAACGAGATGGATGAAGACGATTTACGAAATTGCTTAGTCGTTACAGTGATCAACAACAAATGCTTCAAAGAGCTTCATGGGATTGATATTGAAAAGCCAGAAGAAGAAATAGTTCTTGGTATTTACAGAGACAACAATGGCAATGTGATTGAAAGAAAAACAAATGACAATGGTGACTTTATTGAAACAGAAGAGGAGTACAGACATAGAGTAGCTACTACGTCAGATGAGTTTCAGAAAGTTATGCAAGTTGCAAAATGGGTTGATCAGAAACGTCAAGGGAAATTATATTTCAAAGATGTTGGCTCTGACTACTCAGATTCGGCATTAGAGTTTGAATTTAGAAAACATCGTATGTTATATGATGTGAAATATTGTGGTTATGACACATTAAAAGGTTATCGTATTGATGATTGGCAAACAGTGAAACAGACAGCCACAAAAATTAAAGAACTTATGAAAGAGATCCATATGTTTTGTTTCTCTGTATTTCAGTTAACTGATGATACGGTGTATACAGATATATTCCAGCTAAGTAGTAATAATATTGCCAATGCAAAACAGATTAAGCACGTTGCTGACATCTTAATGCTTGGTAAAAGATTACATCCTGACGAATATTACAAATATCAGTATATATCAATTAGTGATTGGGGAGAGCCACAGGCGCACGATCTAAAAAAGGACAAGACATATTTCTGCATTAAGGTTGATAAAAACCGAGGCGGTAACAAGAATGTTATTCCAATTTTTGAAATCAATTTGGATTTAAATACTTGGGACGAAATAGGATATGTCATTAAACGAGAGAAAAACGGAGCGTAGGTTATGGATGTAGCACAGCTAAAAGAATATATATACGACAATAATTATGTAGAAAATATTCTGAAAGATATAGGCTGTCATCATATTAAATATCATTCGTCTGGATATTGGAGCTGTGCAAATAAAGATGGGGATAATGAATCCGCAGTTATTACATATAACAACGAAAACCTAAATTGCACAAATTATACAAGAAAAATGACAGCAAAAGAAAGACAGACAGATTTAATTGACTTGGTATGCTTTACAAAAAGTCTGTCTTTCCCAGACGGTTTAAAATATCTAGCCAATTTGATCGGCATAGATTATTATCATGATTTTAATGAGCAACTGCCAGAAAGTTTGCAGATCACTCAATTGATTCATGATATGAAAGAACATATAGAAACTGAAGAAGATAAACCAGTTAAACCAATTTCAAAACGAATTCTTTCTTATTATAAGGACTATGTTAATGATCTGTTTTACGAAGATCATATTACTTATTTAACACAGAAAGAATTTAATATTGGCTATGACGAAGATACAAACAGAATTACAATACCTATTTTTTCTGAAATTGGTGATTTGGTAGGTGTTAAAGGACGATTGTTTAAGAAAAAGTTAGATAAACATGATTTGAAATATTTATATATTGAGCCATGTGCCAGACAAAGAATTTTATATGGATTGAACAAAACTCTACCTTATATAGAAAGGGCTGGAAGAGTATATGTTGCTGAAGCAGAAAAAGCTGTTATGCAGCTATGGTCATATGGATATCAAAATGTTGTGGCAACTGGCGGCAAGCAAGTTTCAAGACAGCAAATTGACATGTTAACAAGACTCGGAGTTGAAGTAGTATTTATTTTTGACAAAGATGTTGAGTTAGAAGAGATTCAAAAGCTTGGCGATCGTTTTATTGATGGAGTTCCAATTTCATACATTATGGATAATTCAAAAGAAGGAATCCTTGATGAAAAAGAATCACCTACTGATGACCCTAAAAAATGGGAACTATTGTTAAATAACTATTTGTATACACTTAAATAAGAACAGGCAGGTTATACATATAAAATACAAATTATATGAAGGTGGCACAAATGATACCTCTAATGTTGTGCCAGAAATTTTAAGAAATAGAGGGATTGATGATTATGAAACGTATTTGAACCTCGATGATAGCGTAATTCAAGATTATGCCGATTTAGAGGGTATCAAAAACGCAGTAAATACAACGATTTTTGCACTTGAAAATGGACATAAAATCGGTATTTTAATTGACGAGGACGTAGACGGATTTTGCTCGGCTTCGATGGCATATATGTACTTAAATCGCATTAATAATGAACTTTATGATGGTAAGAGTAACATTTGTTACTTATTACATAAAAAAGCAAAAGCTCATGGATTAAGTGAAGATATTACTATACCTGAAGACGTAAAACTTCTAATAATTCCAGATGCAGGCACCAATGATGTAGCACAATGTACAGAACTTGTCGACCGTGGCGTACAGATTGTAATTCTTGATCACCATGAAAAAGAAGAATCTGAAGAAATAATGCCAGAGGAAGTTGTAATTGTAAATAATCAGTGTAGTCCACGATATAGAAATAAAGACTTATGTGGGGCTGGGATTGTTTATAGATTTTTACAGGCAATGGATGATGAATTATGGATTAATTATGCAGATGATTATTTAGATTTATGTGCATTAGCGAATATCGGTGATGTCATGGATATGAGATCATTTGAGACACGTCGATTAGTGGATAAAGGGCTTCAGAATATTCAGAATAAATGCTTTAAAGCACTAATTCAGGCACAAGATTATTCAATGCATAGTATTGTAAATATCCATAATATTCAATGGTATATTGTTCCAATTATCAATGGTATGGTACGATTTGGTTCTTTGAAAGATAAAGAATTAGTTTTTAGAGCATTTATTGAAGACTATGAGGTATTTGACTATAAGAAAAGAGCAACAAAAAACAACCCTGCGGAAGTAATCAAAGAGAATATTTACGATCGTGCTGCTCGATTATGCAAAAATGCTAAAGGCAAACAGGATCGTCAAAAGAAAAAGATGGTTCCGATTATTATGAAAGAGGCAGAAAAAGATAAAGATAGTAAGATTACTATTCTTGATGTTACAGAAACATTAGATAGCAGTTTGACAGGATTGGTTGCTATTAAGATTGCTGAAGATATGAACAGACCATGTTTGTTATTACGAAAACATATTAATCCAGAAACAGGATTAGTAGAAATGAGTGGTAGCGCAAGGAATGTAGACCATAGCCCGATTGATAGTTTGAAAGATGTGATATCCGAAACAAATTCATTTTTATGGGCAAAAGGTCACGCCAATGCATTTGGATGTTCGACAGATAATATCTCTGGAGCAATCACAGAATTAAACGACAAGCTGAAAGATATTAAATATGATGCAACTTATAGAGTTGATTTCATTGTAGATGCTTGTAGATTAGATTTTGAACTACTACAGGAAATATCTAAATTGGATGATATTCGTGGGCAGGGCATTGATGATCCGATGATTGCTGTCGAGAATATCACATTAAATAAGGAAGAAATTAATGTTGTTGGTAAGAAAATGGATACAATACAATTCAAGATTAATGATATTCCATGCGTGATGTTTAGATGTAATGAAAAAAATAAGATTTATGATTGGATTATGAACGATTTTTCTGACGAAGGCACAGTTACATTTGAATTAGTAGGAACTGCACAGACTAATATCTTTAACGGAATTAGACAATATCAAATTGCAGTTGATGATCTTAATGTTCTGAGCATTACAGCAGATGAAGAATTAGACGAAGATATTTGGGATTGAGGTGAAAGCTAGTGAGCAGTTCATTACATACACATTCGCATTATTCATTATTAGATGGATATGCATTACCTGAAGAAAACTTACAAAGAGCAGAAGAGATAGGACTAAAAGCACTGGCTATCACAGAACATGGCAATGAGTATAGTTGGTGCTATTATGATAAGCTTCATGAGAAATATCCAAGTGTTAAATTGATTTTTGGAGTTGAATTTTATGAATGCTTTGATATGACCGAACAGAATAAGGATAGCAAATATTTCCATTTAATTGTATTGGCAAAGAATGAGAATGGTAGAACAGCAATTAATCAATTGGTAACTGATTCAAATTTTCATGGATTTTACTACAAGCCACGAATTGATCTGAATGCGTTGAAACCATATGCTAAGGATCTGATTGTGAGTAGTGCTTGTTTAGCATCTAAACTTGCCAGAGAGCCAGATTATCAGAAATGTGTTAAATATGTTCGTGAATACAAAGAGATTTTTCCACATTTTTATTTAGAAATGCAGTCACATTCACATCAGGATCAAATGGTATATAATCAGAAAATCTTACAGCTTTCAGTAGACACTAATACACCATACATTATCACAACTGATAGTCACGCTGCTAGAAAAGAAGATCTGTATTACCAGAACTGGCATGTAAAGCTTGCTCACGATACTGAAACCGCAGCAGAAATTTACGAAGGATGTTATTTGCAATCTGATGATGAAATTCATGCAATTATGGATAGCCAAATTGGAGAAGACGCAGTGACTAAAGGGCTTGAAGAAACTGATAGGATTGCAGATTTAATTGATGAAATTCACATGCCATTTCAAGCACCTCAGTTACCATCTTTCCCATTACCAGAAGGATTTGAAGATAATTATTCTTATTTAAAGTATCTGATTGATACAGGGTGGGTAAAACGAGGATTCGATAAATTACCAGAAGATGAGCAGAAACTCAGAAAAGAAAGAATTGATTATGAGTTAGATATTATTCATTCAATGGGATTCGATGGATACTTCTTGATTGTTTGGGATTTTATCAATTTTGCAAGAGAAAATGGTATTCCAATTGGTGCTGGTCGAGGTAGTTGTGCAGGTAGTTTGGTGTGTTACACGATTACAATTACAGACTTAGATCCTATCAAATATGGACTGATTTTTGAAAGATTTTTAAATCCAGAGCGAATTTCAATGCCAGATACAGATACAGATGTTGGTACACGAGATGAGATTATCCAATATTTGATCGATAAGTATGGCGAAAACAGAGTATGCCAGATTATCAATTTCAGTTTTATTACTCCAATTGTGGCAATCAAAGATGTTGGTAAGGTCTTAGGGTTCAATTATCACGAGATGGACAAATTAAGTAAAAAATTCGTATATGACACAATTGAAGAATCTTTGTGGAATAACAGAGATTTAGCAGAAAACCCAAGATATGAAGAACTTTTTGATGTTGCATCACATCTTGCAGGCAGAGTCAAAACAGTATCTTCTCATGCAGGTGGTGTAGGAATTGTTGATACAGATATTAGCGATTATATGGCAATGAAACTTGGAACTGATGGCGAACACGTCATTCAAGTAGATAAACGTATCGTTGAAGAGATTGGGATTATCAAATTTGATATTTTGGGTGTTGCTACATTAAACACTGTAAAAGAAGCCGAAATTGACGCAGGGTTAACTGAGTTTGATGTAAATATTAATAATCCAAAGTTTGAAATGGATAAAGGATCATATGAATTATTGCGTAGTGCAATGACGAATGGTGTTTTTCAGGTCGAAAGTGCTGGTATGAAGGACTTGCTGGTTAGGTTACAGGTATCAAATATGGAAGAATTAGCTGCCGTATTGGCATTGTATAGACCAGATGCAATGGACGTCTTGGAAGAATTCATTGAATATAAACATCACCCAGAGAAAATTACATATATCCATCCAGATATGGAGCCGATCTTAAAGGAAACGTATGGATGTATGATTTATCAAGAGCAATTACTTGATATTGTGCGTAAATTTGGTGGTCGAAGTTATGGAGGAGCCGACTTATTCCGTAAGGCGATTGGTAAAAAGAATATTGAACTTGTGAAGTCTGAATCTAAAAAGCTTTATTACGAGATTATTGAAAATGGATACCCAGAAGAAATTGCAAAACAGATTAGCGAGACGTTATCCCAAAAAGGGGGATACTTATTCAATAAAAGTCATGCGTACTCCTACGCTGTATTATGCTTGCAAACAGCGTTTTTAAAGAAACATTATGCGTTGTGTTTTTTTAAGGCATTATTGAATCGCAATAAAGATAAGGCAGGAATGGTAAATAAATATATTCTTGATGCCAAGGCGTTTAAGATTCAAGTGTTACCACCAAACTTAAATAAATCAATGATGAATTTCAGTATTGACGATGTGTATATATTGTTTGGATTATCGGCTATCAGTGGTATTGGAGAAAAAATTGCAAAGGTAATTCTTGAAGACCGTGATAAAAATGGTAAATTCATAGGATTTGAAAACTTTTGCGAACGTATTAATCCAAGTAAATCACAGGTTATTCAGTTGATCAAAGCAGGTGCAATTCCAACAAAGAATAAACGTAAAACTTTAATTCAGTATTTGAAATCTATGTATCAGCCAACAACATTCAAGCCAGTTGCAAAAGCACCGAGTTACAAACAATTACTTATTAAATGGGATATTGACGCTGAAGATTACCGTATAGGTGATAAGAAATATGATTACGACAAAGATGCAATATTGAAAGCTTATAACGATAAAAAGTATGAATTGTACAAAGATAAGGAAAAAGAACGATTTCAGAAATTTATCGCACAGAATCAAAAATATCTCGAGAATGAAGATTTTTGGGAATTTGAAGCATTGCAAATCTTTATCAACGATAACCCATTTGATCAGGCATACAAGTATATGTCAAAACAATTTCAAGATGTTGAAAATGGAGATGATTGCACTGTGGTTGCAGTGATCGCTAAAGTTGATAAAAAGAAAGACAAAAATAAAAAGACATTTGCGTATGTGAATTTATATTCTAGTTTTGGATTGACTGAGGCAATCGTCTGGCATTCGCAATTAAAAGAATATGAAGATATGATTACCAAAGGAAATCAGATTGCGATGTTATGCAGAAAAGATTCAGAAGAGAAGGTTATCGCAAAGAAAATTAAACCATATAAACAATGGCTAGAAGATATTAAGAAAGTGAAGGGGGTTGTCGCCTAAAGTGGTGGATAGTACAAAAGAATATGAGTTTGAGATTGTCCCATTATGTCAGATTTATTATAATGAAGAATCTTTATTTGGGATTTACACATTCTGTACAGCAGATGATTTACCAGAATGTAAACCATATAATAATAATGATTTTGATGACTTATCCGATAAAAAAATGAATAAATGTGGCAAATTGGTTGGTAATATGCAGGAGTTGTATTTAGGAACGAAATATAAGGTTAAAGCCAATATGACATATTCTAAGAAATACAATGAATACCAATATAAACCACTTTCTATAGTTGCTGAAGTTCCCAAAACTTTTGAAGCACAAAAGATATTTTTAAAAACACAGACGAACGCAGTGATCGCAGATCAGTTAATTGCGAAATATCCTAATGTTGTTGAAGATGTAATGAATGGTCAGTTAGAGATGATTGACCATTCAGAAATCAAAGGACTAGGAGATAAAACTTGGAAGAAGCTTAGAGATAAAATTATTAAAAACTATGTGATTTCTGATATTGTTGTAATGTTACAACCATATGGGGTTACGTTACCAACGATTGAAAGATTATTGAAATCCGAACCTAATCCAAGTGTTTTAAAAAAACAGATTGAACAAAATCCATATATACTAACTAGGGTAAAGGGCATGGGCTTTAAACGAGTTGATGATATTGCACTCAAATTGAAACCAGAATTGCGATGTTCAAATCAACGGTTAAATGCATTTATTTACTATGACTTGCATCAAGTTGGTGATAATGATGGACATACATATGTGTATATCAAAAATTTAAGAAGCAATATTAGTAATGCAGCGTCTGAATGCTTACCTATATTTGACGAATGGTTTGATGAAGAATCAGATAAAAAATTACCAAATTATTTATATACATCTGGAGATAAAATTGGTCTGAAATCGTATTATAAAATTGAAATGGATATTTACGAATTGATTAAAGATATGGAGAAATATTCATTTGGGAATACAACAGATTACGAACCAATAACAGATAGTGAGATTAGTCAGACGATTTCTGAAGTTGAAGATGAAGAAGGGTTTATGTTTTCAGAAGAGCAAATTACAGGAGTTAACAAAGCATTAAATTGCCAAGTTGTGTTTATTTCTGGAGAAGCTGGAACTGGTAAAACAACAATTCTGAAACCAATTATTAAATGCTACCAAAAAAGAAATAATAGCATTGTTGCGTGTGCCTTATCTGCAAAAGCAGCCCAAAGAATTAAAGAAGCAACAGGTTTGGACTCACGGACTATTCATAGGTTACTTGTAGCAGAAGGTATTGATAGTTTTTGTTATAACCAAGATAACCCATTACCTGCTGATGTAGTAATCATGGATGAAAGTAGCATGACAAATGCGAGCCTTTTCTATAATTTTTTATTGGCAATTCGACCAGGAACACGATTAATTTTTTGTGGTGACTATATGCAGTTGCCACCGATTGGATTTGGTAATATTTTCTCGGATCTGTTAAAAAAGAAAGGTTTAAATAGTGTACAGCTTACCAAACCGATGAGACAAGCAGAAAAATCTGGTATTTTAACGGATGCAAGAAAGATTCGCAGAGGGATTAATCCATTGGATAGCCCACAATTAAAAATTGTTCATGGTGAACTAAATGATATGTTTTATTTGTTCAGGAAGAATAGAGAATCATTGTTCAATATGGCAGTAAAGCAGTATATCAAATCTGTCAAAGAGGAAGGGCTTGACAATGTTGTGATTATTTCTCCACGAAGAAGTAATTGTATGAACAGCACAGATGAATTGAACAAAGCAGTACAGAAAGAATTATTTGCTAGTAGTAACAAACCATTTGTTGAATTCAAAGATCGTAAATACTATTTAGGAGATAAGGTATTACAGACTTCAAATGATTACGAGCGAGATGTATTCAATGGTGATATTGGATACATTACAGAGATTGACAAAGAAAAAGAAATATGTTTGGTGTCTATGAATGCAAATATTGAAGAAAAGCTGATTGAATATTCTTTCGCTCAGTTAGGACAACTGCAATTAGCATATGCATTAACCACGCATAAACTTCAAGGATCAGCTGCGCAAACTGTGATCGGTATTATTGACAATACACATTACAAATTGCTTGATAACTGTATGTTATATACAATGTTGACACGAGCTAAGAAAAGATTTGCACTCCTTGCAGAGCCAGAAGCGTTTAAGAGATGTATTATGACCAATCATAACAAGAGACGCACATGGTTAAGCTTAAAAAATTAACTTTCTTTCTTGCACCCGTTGACAAGGTGCAAAAAGTATGATAAGATACTAATATGTTAAGGAAAGGAGATGTGAAAATGAGAAAAAGATTTTTAATGAAAGTTGTCTCGTTTAGTTTTTTAGCTATGTGTTCAGGGTTTATAACTCATACAGTTAAAGCAGAGGAGCGACCCTCGGTAGAGGTTTCAACCTTATCAACAGAGACAACTGTTACAGAAAATAAACAAGACAATGTAATTTCAAACAACCCAATTAACCAAAGCGTTGCATTAAAAGATGTTCATGAGCATTATCAGAAATGTAAGAAAGCTGATGAGGAGAAAGCAAGGCAGATTCGATTAGAAAAACTTCGAAAGAAACGATTGCGAATTAAACGACAACGGTTGAAGCGAAAGCAAGAACTTGAAAAGAGTTCACTTGGAACATTTTTGATCACGGCATATTGTCCATGTTATGAATGTTCTGAAGGATATGGATCTAAGATTGCTTGGAATCATGCAGGGCATAGATTTGCTCGACCGTATCATACGATTGCGGTTGATAAAAACATTATCCCTTATGGAACAAGAGTCAAGATTGAGGGATACGGTGATACAATCTTTGTGGCAGAAGATTGTGGAGGCAAAGTAAAAGGAATGCATGTAGACGTGTTCAAATCAACACATTCCGAAACAATAAATGTGCAACAGCACAGAAAAATATATGTAGTGAAGTAATTGGCAGTTACTGAAAGACATAGAAACACAAATTAAAATAATTAACTAAACAATATAAACAAGAAAAGGAAAATCCAAAAATTATGAAAACTGAATATGTGAAAGAAATGAATGTCTTGATCGACAGAATCAATGATGCTTCATATGCGTATTACGCAGAGGATAATCCGATCATTTCAGATAAAGAATTTGACGATTTATGCGCTGCTTTAGAACGACTTGAGAGAGATTCTGGCGTTGTTTTGAATAATTCGCCCATCCACCACGTTCAAGGATTTATAATTGATTCTCTTGCTAAAGTAAAGCATACACGCCCAATGTTATCAGCTCAGAAGACGAAGGATGTCAATGAGGTCAAAAAATTTCTTGCGGATAAAATTGGTGTTTTATCGTGGAAAGAAGATGGTCTCAGTATTGTTCTCAGATACGAAAATGGACGCTTAAAACAAGCAATTACAAGAGGAAATGGCGAAATCGGTGAGGATGTCACTCACACGATGAAAATGGTACGAAATGTTCCACAGTCAATCCCTGAAAAGCGTTATCTTGAAATTCGTGGTGAAGCAGTTATTGGATATGATGATTTTGCTAAGATTAATGAAAAATTACATGGCAAATACAAAAATGCAAGAAATTTAGCAGCAGGTACTGTTAGACAGTTAGACTCTAATGTGGCAAAAGAAAGGAAGTTGGCTTACAAAGTATTTGAATTAGTCAAACTTGGAGACACACCTGAATCAGAAATGCCAAGCATTGCAGATAGCTTTAAATATCTTGCAGAACAAGGGTTTGATGTAGTAGAGCATCAGGTCGTTAACCGAGATAATGTTGAAGAGTATATGGCAACATTCCAGCCAGAAGAATACAAATATCCTGTTGATGGTTTAATTATTTCCTACAACGATTATCAATATGGTAAATCGTTAGGAATGACGGGGCATCATCCATTATCGTTGATCGCCTACAAATATAAAGATGACCTCTATGAAACAACAATCAGAGATATTGAATGGAATACATCTCGTACAGGGTTGATTAATCCAGTCGCAGTATTCGATCCAGTTGATCTTGATGGTGCAGAAACTACAAGAGCCACATTACATAACGTAAGCTACATTGAGGGATTAGAACTTGGTGTAGGTGATACGATTCAGGTTTATCGTAGTAATATGGTAATACCAAAAGTACACGATAATCTGACAAGAAGTAATACATTCAAGATTCCAGATACTTGTCCAACCTGCGGTGGCGAAGCAAAAATCATCAACGAGAATGACAGTAAGGTTCTGAAATGTATGAATCCTGACTGCAAGGCAAAGCTATTAAGTAAATTTGTGAACTTTGTTTCCAGAGATGCAATGAATATTCAAGGTTTATCTGAGGCAACACTGAAAAGATTTATTGATCTTGGATGGCTGAAAGATTATACAGATATTTATAATTTAGCAGAGCATAAATCTGAGATGAAGAACCTTGATAGATTTGGTGCAAAAAGTGTTTCTTCATTAT